TGAAGAACAATCTATAACTGGATATGGTACTACAGATAAAATGCCTTCTACAGTCTATGCTGTTAAGGTTGATGACTCTACTCTTAGACTTGCTACTAGCGCAGAAAATGCATTAAAGACTACTCCTACTTATTTGGATATTACTGCTGTAGGTGTTGGAACATCTCATTCCTTTACTTCTACTAAGCAAAACTCAAGATGTATATTAAGTATTGATAATGTTGTACAACAACCTATTGTTGCTACTTCTGTGACCACTACTGTTACTGGTGATGTATCCGCTACTGCTGATACTATAGTTATTTCTGGTATTACTTCAATTACTGGCGGAGATCTGTTGAAGATAGGTAATGAAATTATGAAAGTAGATTCTGTTGGTTTAGGTGCTACTAACAGATTATTAGTAACTAGACCTTGGATGGGAACTGAAAAAGATGCATATAGTGCTAATACTTTGGTAACTAAAGTTGATGGAAACTATAATATTGTAGACAGTACTGTTAACTTCTTTACTGCTCCTGTAGGATTAACTCCTCTTTCCACTACCACTAATGAACCAGCTGAAAGGGATTGGGTTGGTATTGCAACTCATTCTACCTTTAATGGAAGATCCTTTATGAGATCTGGTATTACTGGTAGTTCTAATGAACCTTATGCTGGTAACTATATTTTTGATGATATTTCTTCAAATTTTACAGGACTTACTACTTCATTTACTCTCCAATCAGATGGAAGTAATGTAGCAGGGTTCTCTACAAATAATGCTATTATTTTGATCAATCAAGTAACTCAAGGTCCTCAAAGAAGTAGTTCTGCAGTAAGTGCTCCTGGTGATTATGTTCTTGTTGAAGATACTGATGGCGTAGGTATTACTACTATTCAATTTACAGGTTCAATATCATCAGTTTCTTATGATCCTAATACAGCTACTGTTCCTCTAGGTGGAGTTATAGTTTCTGTAGGTTCTACAGAAGGATTGGGTTATCAACCATTAGTTGCTGCTGGCGGTACTGCTGTTGTTTCTGGATTGGGTACTATTAGTTCTGTAAGTATTGGAAATAGTGGTTCTGGTTACAGAGTAGGAGTTCAAACTATAGTTAATGTTGGGGTTCAAACTTTAAGTACAGGAGCTCCTAATATTGAGTTTATTGGTACTGCTGCAATAAGTGGTGGTAATATTGTTAGTATTGCTATTACCAATCCAGGTACTGGTTATACAACAACCAATCCACCAGCAGTGGTTATTGATAAACCATTATCTTATACTAATATTCCTCTTTTCTATACTGCATCTTCTGCTGGAGTTGGATCAGAAGCAAGAGCTAATATAGTAGTTGGAATGGGTGGTAGTGTAATAGATTTTGAGGTTATTAAAGAAGGATATGGTTATGGTGAAGATCAGGTATTAACTATTGGCGTAGGTGGAACTGTTGGTATTCCAACTAGTAGTTCATTTACACCATCAAGACAATTCGAACTTACTGTTCAAGAAACTGTAAGTGATACCTTTGCTGGATGGACTGTTGGAGATTTCCAAGTTTTAGATCCTTTAGATTCATTATTTGATGGAAAAGTAACTTCTTTTGCATTAAATTTAAATGGAGTTCAACAAACCATTCAATCAAAACCAGGATCTAATATTGATGTTGAGGTTGCATTATTAGTATTCATTAACGATATTCTTCAAGTTCCCGATGTAGGATATACCTTTAAAGGTGGTAGTTATATTAGCTTTAAAGAAGCACCTAAATCAGGAGATACTTCTAAGATTCTTTTCTATAGAGGAACTGGATCAGTTGATGTTACTAATGTGGATATTTTAGAAACTATTAAAAAAGGTGATGAAGTAAAATTATATGATCAAGATATTTCTCTAGAAGAAAATAAGAGAACAGTAACCAGTATCAATTCTTCTGATAGTGTTACTACTACTCTATATCCTGGTCCTGGTATTACTACTAATGAAAGTTTCCAAAGATCTCTAATTTGGTCTAGACAAACTTCAGATAAAGTTATTGATGGAGAAATAGTTACTAAAGATAGACCTCATTATGAACCATTAATATATCCTACTACTAATATTATTCAATCTGTGGGTGTTGGATCTACTGTAATTTTTGTTTCTAATGTAAGAACATTCTTTGATAGTTCTAAAGAAGCATATACAGGACAATCTGATATTAGGATTATTTCTCAAGAAAGTGTAGTAGGAGCATCTGCTACTGTATTTGTCTCTGCTGCTGGAACTGTAAGTTCATTTGATATAACAAATCCTGGAGTTGGATATACTATAGCACCTACAGTTTCTATTACTACACCAGTAGGATATACTACTTCTCAAGGTGCTAGAGCAACTGCTACTATAAGTGGTGTTGGAACTGTAAGTGCTATTACAGTTTCTTATGGAGGAACTACTACAGGTTTTGCATATACTAATACAGACGCTCCTTCAGTTCTTATAGGAGAACCAAAATTAGTTACTTATGTTGAAACTATTAAAGATGTTTCTTATTCTGGTGATTTTGGAGTTATATCAGGTATTTCTACTACTTCAGTAGCCGCTGCTACAACAGGTATTGTGTTTGATTTACTTCTTCCAAAAGAAT